AGCACCTGGGATAGCTGTAGGAGCAGACTCACCGAAGCGGTTAGCAGCTGTTACAACGTAGACATAGTCATTACTACCCGCAGAAGCGCCCTTATTAAAGTCGCCATCAGTAGACGCACCATCTACAACAGCCACAATAGAAGCAGGTGTAGCAGGAGCATTAGCTGAAGTAGCAGACGCAGGAGCTGTATCTGTCTTACGAATGAAGACATCAGGGTTCATCTGGATTACGCCAGCCTGAGTTGCGATTGTCTGGATCGAATTACCAATCTGACCATTCATAGGCGCTGGCATAGCGAAGCGCTCACGAGGGTAGATGGTCTTTACTAGATCCGAGCTAGCACGGGTACCGAGGTACAGATCGGTTGGGAAACCGTAGTTCTCGATAATTGTGTTAGCAGACTCTTCGATGTCAGCCTCCTGAAGGGAGTCACCAGCAAGGTCATAAACGTTGCCGGCATCGATTAGAGAATCTAGGCCATCCCACTGCTCTGACTCACCAGAGAAAGCAAGTGTGGAATCTCCCTTGAAAAGGAAGTTCTCAACCTGCTCCATCAGCCAAAGAATACCAGACTGGTTCTCTAGGGCGATGGCATCACCATGCGCGGGGTGCACAAGTGACATCTGGTGTGTAACTTCACGTACGGTACCCAGATACTTTACGAACTGAGTGCGACGAACGTATGAGCTGTCGGTTGACTGTGGTAGTTCACCTTCCTGAACGAAAGGAGACTGGCTACCGCCATAGCTAGATAGCTGGTTGTATTCCTCGACCGTGCTGAAAGCAGGGCTCTTTGGAATCTTCTTCCAGAACTTGATATGGGCAGTGGTGTAGGTAAGAACCTTGAGGCTTGCCTCTAGCGACTCAACGCGTAAAGCAGAACCACCGGTCTTATCAGCACCAGTCTGGTAACCGGCCTCAAGGGCCTTGTTCAGGAGCTGAAGATCTTGATTGCCATTCGCACCACCGAATGACTGGTTGGCTCCGTAGCCACTTCCTTCTAATAGGTTATTCATCTTCAATAACTCCTTATGACTGCTTGCGGACGTAGTTTGCTACTGCGTCACGAACCTCTGGACGCATAACGCCTGAGGAGTCGAAACGAAGAACCTCAAACGGATCAAGCTCACCGCTCTTTACAAGACTCTCCATAGCTACACTGATTTGGGACTTGTTTAGAGATTCAATCCCAGGGGCCGCACCACCTAGGGACTTCTCTACGACCTGTACCTGTCCACCCATGACACTCTTAGGAGCACCGGCGGGCTGACTTTCCATCTGCTCAACACGCTGAACGATGGCTGAAACTGCATTGCCAAGATCGCCAATGGCCTTAGCTAGCTCAGAGTTGAAGCCTTGCTGACGCTCAGCACTCTGAGTGATTGACTTACGAAGACGACCTTCAACACTGTCAAGCGACTTGCTTACAGCATTTGACCAACCCGTAAGGAACGAAGATACCTCAAGACCGCCACGTACTGTGTCGTCCTCGTGGGCATGATCAGCTAGGGACTTCTTGACATCTTCGTCATCCTTGTCCTTGGCCTTCTCCATATCCTTCTTCTTGTCATCCTTGTCGTCGTCGTCATCCTTACCGAAGTCCATGGCCTTCAGTAGCTTCTGAGCTGCAGCTGCAGTCATTTCGCCCTTTTGTACCATTTCAAGGATGCTCTTTACCATCTCAGCGCCACCGTCGTAGTCGGTACCGTTCTCTGAGATAGCGTCCGTTGCTCCATTATCTGGAGACTCCTTTTCAGTTGTACCAGCCCATCCACCCGGATCTGAGTTGGATGGTGTGTGGAAAACCTGGGTTGCTCCGCTTTCGCCTGTCATGGACTCAACTTCAGTAGCTGCAGTCCCACGAGAGTTATGACCCTTCGATAGGTCCTCAAGTGCGGCAAGAGCCTTGGTCAGGTTCTCTTGATTGATTTTCTTACTCATGTTAACTCCTATTCACCAAATAGGTCAAATGCCACTCGTGCAATTGAACTTGCCTCATCTTCATCAATACCATAATGATTTTGAACAAATGAGACGGTTTCGGCAAATGTAAGGCTCTTACTTGTATCAGCAGGAGACTTGCGGTTTACCTTTAGGTTTTCCTCTAGGCTCTCGGGAACCGTAGAAGCACCACTAGATGTGGTTAAAGCTTTATCTGCCTCTTCTTCATCACCCTTCCAATCCTCTGCAGCAAGACTCTTTACGACGTCTGCCCAAGTTTTGGAGTTGATAGGTGCTGTAGTAATGGCAATGTCTTGAATCCAGCAACGTTCTATAATGTTTCCATTACGCTTTATAACTTTGCCTTGGATAGAGAATCCAACATTACGTTTGGAATCTCCTTCAGTTTCCTGAGCCCTCATAAGGGCCCAATAGTTCTTAGCAGCTTCCTGCTCTTTATAAAGGAATCCTTTTACCCAGAGTCCATCTTTAGTGACTTTACACTGAGTTGGTTCTCCTACCTTATGCTCAGGACCGTCCTTATGATCGTCATTGAAGTAGCCACTCTTCATAAAATAGCTGAAGTCAATACCATCTTGAACTACGACCTCACCCTGAAGATCTCGTGCATCTGTAGAAGCAATTCCCTGAATCCAGTGCTTGCCATCCTTGCTGTCACCAGCTTTTAGGATTGCCTGGGCGGGCATAAAGAACGAGAAGTCCTCTTCTGAAATGTTTTCTGACATCTGGGCCTTAAATAAAAAAGGAGAGCAAGGACAGGTGTTTCTGCCTTACTCTCCCTATTTGGAGTACTTTGTTGATCGTTCTGGTAGTTTACGATACCTACTTTAACGTGTCAACTACTTTTTTACATAAAGTCGTGTAGGAATACTCTTTTTTAACTCGATACTTACTGGAAGCTCAAGTTCATGACCACATCCCTTACACACTGCAAACGTGCATGAATCACGAATGACGAGTACTTTGCTGCGAATCTTGGTGCTAGCTCCGTCACTCTTGACGATCACCTCATCGCACTTGGAACAGTATAGTAGGTGATCCATTATTTGCTTTCTCTATGTGAAAATACTGAAATATCGTCCCGCATGATTCCTAGATGTCCACACGTAAAGTTGAGGAGCACGCTAGGGTGAATGTTGCCGCCTTTTACTAATGAAAATGAATCATACCAGCGATCATAAGCTCGTACAGAAACTATATTACAGTTACGATCATAGAATTCTAGGCTCTTATTAGTAACTACTGCATACAGCGTTTCTTCATTCTCTGCTGTGATTGGAATGACAGATCCTGGAGTAGGGAACTTAGACCTTACCAATGGGTAAACAGCTTTAACAAAGTCTTTGTCTTTCCAAGGTCCAGCCAAATATGTCACTTCATCTGGGATGTTGACATTGTAAACAGCTTCCTGAGCTTTTCTAACTTCTTTCAGAGATGCTACGAGATTCATAGCATCAGTCATCTCAGGATTCTGAGTCGAGAAGAAGGAGTCTTTTACCAAGTCCCAAGAATATTGGATATCCTTTTGATCAGCGTAAATGATTCCTTCAACTGGAATGGCTGTATACGTGCTCGTGTTCTCCTTAACTTGGAACTTGTCAAGCTTCTCACGGCGAATTGCTTTAATTTGAGCTTTGACTGCAGGGTTTGGCTTACCTTCCTGCTTGTCACCCTCAACAAAAACTTCACCCTCCCAGAATGCAGGGTTAGACGGGTGGTTCTTAGCCAAACGACCCGCATCTTCCTCAGAGAGGTTTGGATCGATAATCTGCATGTGGTAAGGAGCGAGGTGAAAGCCAGGGTTACCGTAACCCATAAGGAAATGGAGATTTCCCTCATTAGATCCGAGACTGTGTTGCTTAGGTGTTTCATGTGATGGGTGCTGGCATGTAAAGGTAATATGGTTTGACTTCTTACCCATAAGCTTCTCTGAAAGAGGTAAGAGCTTCTTCCACTGGTCCAGGCCCTTAGGCTTCCGGGCCTTCTCCAGATATTCCCAAGACTCAAAGCCTTTGATGAGCACTTCCATTACTTCATCACTAGGGTTGCTCATCACTTGCCTCCTCTGGAGGCTTCACAGCCTCTTCCTCAGGCTGCTCAGGCTGCTGTACTCCTTCATCAGGTAGGTCAGCTACAGGCTGGTCAAGCATCTCAGGCTCTTCTGGCATGTCTACGGCATCAACATGTAGAGGTGTATTATGAAGCCATGTGGAAAACTCTAGTTCATCCCCGGCCCGGCCCACCAGCTCAGAGCTAATTCTAAAAACTGCGTAGTTATCAGTAGTGTCCTGATTAAACCCCTTGGCCACAGTATCTCCGTAGTTGACTAGGAGTGTGTCTCGAAGACGATAGTCTACACAACACCGTACATTTTCTCCGGTATTTAGAACTTCTGCAAGCTCCTGGAACGCCATATCCTCCATATCATCCTTTGGTACTCCAAAAGCTGAGAGCTTGTTGACGATCCTAGAAAAGATGTGGCTGTAATGCCAGTAGTGTAAGAACTTTGGGCTGACGCGGATGCCTGCGCACACAGCATACATGTAGGTAACGCCGATTGGGCGCTTTCCGTACAGGGTGTCTAATTCGAATAGGGGGTCAGATGGATCGCGGTCCCCGGCCAAACTAGTTAGAAAATCAAAAACAGCTTCATCTGGTAACAGCTTTTTCTCTAACAGCTTTACAGTTCTGTCTATGAACTGAATATCCGCTACCACTGCATTGCAAAGCTCCTCTACTGAGTAGAGTCCTTGGTCAATGAGCATAAGCAAACAACCAGTCATCTTGTCTTTTAGATGAGGCTGGTTGAATAGGCTGCTAGAATACTTACGGTAGGCAGTGAGATTAGCATCTGCAACGCGTAGGTAGTACTGCACGTACAAGTCTACATTCTCCTTGACGTCTGCATCAAGGTAGATGTAACGCTCTTTACCATTCTGGGAGTACTTCTCGAACCAGATCTTGTACTCCTCAATCTTGGAGTACTCAGGATTAGGAACAGGCTCAACTCCCATGGGAGGAGCTACATTACGCTTCCAACCTTCTGGTGTGAAGAACTGAGGGGCGTTCGTCATAGTAGGCTGGTCCTGCTCAATGATAGGCTCGCCTAAGAAGGGGTTATGATCAGGACTGTCCTCAGGAGCATTACTGTAACGGTAGTAATTCCCAGCAGGGTCCTTGTACCAATACGTAAAGAAAAGTCCGTACTCACCACTACGATAAACGTACTTATGTGTAGGATCCTGCCCTTCTGGCAGAGTGACTGCTTTTGATAGATTATCCGAAGATGTCATCATTCACCCTGTAAACCGGAAGTTGCGTTAAAGGATCGGTTTCTTCGACTACAATCTCGTATTTTAACATGTTTTCTAACCGGGGTCCAGTTATGCCCATCCTTATGAGCTTTAGCTTAGACACAGGTCCATGTTGTTTCCAGCTATTCAGTATCTGAATATCCTGCAGAGTCAGCTGGCTCCGTATTAATTTCATTGAGGTAGTCAAGAATAAACCCCTTCAGTTCCATCCTAGTAGTAGCAGGATTTAGACCGTCTGTCGGGTAAGCAGGCCACATAGATTCTACCACATCCTTCACGATCTCATAGTCAAGGACCGGGAGAAGGTTCAGTAGTTTCTGGAGACCTTCTTCAGAAATCAAGTCAAAGTCAAAGAATGACTTCCGAAGCATTTCTGAATCAGTAATGGATTTGGAAACGCCTTTGTTGAATGTGATTCCGAGCATACTGATCGCAGCATCGTCATCAAACTCAGATTCTAAGGCGGGAATCTCAACGTTGCGCTGTCCCATTGGATGGAAAAGCTGCTCTTTGCTCAACCCTTTGTAAGACTTGGACAGTTCCGTGAGATTGGGGAATGGATGCACGTAGCCTTGCTCATGAAATGCAGAACCACTTCCACCATGATTACGACAAATGTTCCCTTCCTTATGAATACATCGAGCTAGTCTTTTCATTCCTTCTTCTTTTCTAACCTTAGATAACCTGTTCGGTAGTATTGGGGTAGTACCTCAAAGAACTCCAACCCATCTTCGATGTTCTTGTCGTTGACTTCGATGTTGCTTACTTGCCCTTGTACCCAGGCAGGCTCAGCTTGGACGCGTTGCCCATCCCACCAAATTCGGCCCACAGCTTTGTCACTAGAATTGAGGAGCGTGTATTCCATTTCCCTATTTTACCGTATATGGAGGCACGAATCAAGAGCTAACGTTTTCGCCTTTTTCCCACAGCTTTGGTACTTTCCGTCGAGGATTTCTCTTCCACGGAAGTGTTGTCGGTACCAGAGATTTCAGTGGGGGCATGTGCCACATCAGTGTTAGAGATTTCAGTGGGAGCATGAGGACTAGCAGGTGTTGTAGGCTTCCTACCGTCCCTACGAATAACCTTGGGAACATCCATGTTTGCATTGATAGAGTTAGCATACTCAATGTGCTTTCCTTCTCTACGATATTTCTCAGGGTCCCTAGCAAATCCTGGACCCATGAAAACTCCTAGCTCCTGCAGAGACTTAGCGTCTTCATGATCTCTATGACTTGGGTCTGCAGCTGCTGTTTCTAAAAAACCTTTAGACCAGGAGTTGAATAGCTGGCTCGGAAGCAAGCCATGCTCTTTCCTATATGCAAACTCATCTGGTGGTAAACCATTCCACATACCCAAAGTGGGCAGCATATCTGGTTCATCCAAACTACCTTGAGTGGACCTAAATTTCTCGTAGTCTATCTCACCTTCTGTCTCTTGTAAATGCAAAAGGTATCTATTGCGCAGGAAAGACTGCCCTACAGCCCAGTCCTCTACATCTCCGCCTATGGCTTCCCGGTAGTTCTTGAAAGTCATATTTCCTAGACGAATCTGAGTTTGTTGATCAATCTGTAGCTTCATATGCAGATTATGCATGTCTCTCTGCATAGTATTCTTGTAACCTGAGAGGCTGGTACCATAAGTCATAGCTCCATCAATAGAACTAAAGTCATTCAAATCTTCATCCAAAATGACATTGTCACTGTGCTTATCAGTGTCATTAGTAATCATCGTATGGATTGCTAATTGCTTTAACTTATGAAGTATCTTCTCTCTTCGATCAAAAGGACAGTTATTCAGTAAGCCTCTAGTAAAGTTTGTCTCATTACCAGCTTTCTTACCTAAAGCAGCAGAGCCAGCATCATGGTCTGGGCGCCACTGCTGCATGCTCATATTCTTAGCACGATGTGTACGTGAGATAGTTGGAGGTACAAGATCTTTCATACCATGTAACATGGCAGCTTTGTAGGATGCAACTTCTCTCCCGACCGTGCGATCCAGAGGAACACTTCCTAGAAAAGTAGAAGTGCCTTTAGCTTCTCTAACATCCTTAGGAGGAATAGGTTTAGCGATAGCTTGCCCTCCTCCCACAAACGAAACCTTCCAAACTTCTTGTGGAGAACCTTCTCCATCTTTGACTTGGCTAGTGATAGACCTATCACTACTAATCGAACCAGTCTGCAAATCACGAAGGACCTTATCGTGAGGATGAGATATTTGATCGTACTTAACCGTATCTCTCAGTTCCTGCTGAACTAGTTCCTTTTGACCTTCCTCAGAGGGAGGATTATCACCAGAAGCCATAGCCTCAGCATGCCGCTTCATTATGACGCCATCCTGCTTGTGCTGCTTAGCACCATTGCCCCCAGCCCTCTGACAGGCTTCTCCGCCTCCATAAGGACAAGCAATGAATGGCTCCACTTGTTGTCCTGGAGGCTTTCCTGGGCCTGCTGTCTGCGAAGGAGAGGCTATTCCAGGCATGCTTGGTGCTGGAGCAGGCTTGTTAGCAGCTTCCTGCCTAGGTCCTTTGGGGCCCATAGGCTTGACGGTGGGTTCTCCAATGGCCTTAGCCATATCTTCTGGCAAGAAGATTAGGTCGTACAAGTTTCGTTCAGGTAGGTCTCTAACTCGCATAACATCGTGAATAGCTCCTGTAGAAACAATATGAGCATCTATACCTAAAGACTTGGCATAGACACCTTCTTTGTTCACTATAGCTCTGATGTAAGCATCGTTCTTTATTACCTTGATTTCTTCAAGACATTTTACAACTACTGAGCGGAAATCAACATGCTCACCGTGCATACTATCATAGTTTGCATCAATTTCTCTACTTAGTAAACTCTTGATAATACTAGTCAAACGCTCTTCATGTATATAAATACATGCATAATCTTCTGAAGTTAGCACATCTGCTTGAAAAGATATATCAAGAGCTTTACGCATACTAGGGCGCACATGTGCTTCTTCTTTCCCAAGGATGTACGCCTTGAGAGGAAGACACATAGAATTATCTAGTGGGAACCCAGCTGCTTTCAGCTCATGGTATTCCGACTTGGATATGGAATCAGGGCTTACAATACTATATGTTGCCCAAAGTTGATAGAGCCGCGAGGTTTCCCGCAGCTCCTCAAATCGCTGTGAAGCGCCCCACCTCATCTTACCTCACTTACTTTGTAAGCTTATTGATCCTATCCTGAAAGCTCTCCAAGCACTTCTTAACTGGCGCATAGGGATTTCGCTCTGCAGGCTTAGTAACCTTATCAACTATCGGCTTGGAAGCAAGCCTTCTGTTTGTCATAGGGTCGCGGGGTTGGTCAGACAGCTTACCATATCCGTGCCGGTCATTGAAAACCGCACTATAGCTAGTCTTGTACTCTTTGTTAGCTCTCTTAGAATCGATGTAGTCACAGACAGTCATACAAGGATCTGTCTGAGGTGGGTGATGATAATCAGGAAGCTTCTGAGCCATTGAACCTTTTTCTACAGGCTCTGGTGCAATGTAAAGCGTTTCTTTTGGCTCCAAGATGGAAGGTCTCATTCTAGAGAACTGTGTTCCATCTGCATCACGCTGCTTCTGAATGGGAGTCCTAGCGACAATAGTCACAGGACGCTCATATAGCGTAGTGTTTAGTTCCCGTAATGGCTTGACGTATCTATGCAGCGTCATCTTTTAATTCCTCATTCAAACTCTTCTCTAACAGAGAAAAGTATTTCTTCAACCCTTTTGCCAAAGCACCTTCAGCTGGATTAGAGGGTTTATTCTTCTCGATACACTCTTTATCAGAGTTAAGCTTGATGTGCTTACAAAGTGTATCGAGTTGTGATGGCGTAAGAGTTGTAGAAATTTTAGGCACGAGTTGAAGATCTCCCAGGGACAGATCCACCGCCCTGACCTGCGCTCCAGTTCAGCTCTTCACGTAGATGTGCTTGCACCTTGAGAGCAACTAGAACAGCTTCATCCATCGTGATTCGGAGATTTACTTCACGCATTCTATCGAGAAGTGAAGAATCAACAAAGCTGAAGGCTCGTGGAAAGACTACGCTTAGAGTAAGCTCTTCCTGGTTTGTGAGGAAGCCGCTGGAGTTATCACTCTCCTGGACTCGGTGTACCATGTCAATAACCTTGTTAGCTGCGTAATCAATGTCCAGACTTCCGTCAGGATATCTACGAAACACAGCATTACCGTTCACTCTATCAGGAGCGTAACGGAAGGTAGGAACCACGCCGGAAGCATACTGCGGTACGTTCTCTGGAGTGGCCTGCTTGTAATCTGAAAGCTCTTCTTCCGCAGAGCCACCACTAAGGGCTTTCTGTAGGTTCAATGGAAGACGAGGCAAATGGGTAAATGATGACATTTTAATCCTCTACGTACAGTGTAAGGCTTTTCTTTGTTTTCTCTTTATCGAGGAAGAGAGCAGGATCTCTTTCGAGCTTCTTCTTGCTCTCCTTCTGTTCCCCTTCGAGTTTCTCTTTTAGCGTATCTTTCTCTTCGTCCTTTTTATCGGAACCACCTTTACGCTTCTTACTTTGCTCATTTTCGTAAGCTTCTACCTCTTCCTTAGAACGTAAGTATCTATACTGGGGACGCCCGTCCTTAGTCTCTCCAGTGATTATTCGCTTGATGTAAGAGCCACCGACTTGGTCTCCCTGCTTGACAGACCCGTCATCTGACTTATAGATTGCGTCCAAATATAGATACATCTTATCGCTTCCACAGAGGTTGGGCTTCCGAAATAGCATTTACATGCTTACAACGAGGGCACTCTCCAATACTCTTACTAAAAGATGTCTTGCACGTATTGCAGGACATATGCTCCTCACTCGGACGGTAAGTGCTGTAATCAACCTCCGCTCTGCGTGTAACAAAGGGGGTTCTTTCGCCTTCTCTCATAGGAGCACCAGTACCGAAAATGTTATCAGTAGTCTCAATCTTACGTGTAGACACTACTGGGCTTCGTGCTGAGAGGGCCTTTTCTAGGGACTCTTTGGCACTGCGCATTGCCGCCGAAACTCCCTTTAGTAAATCTGAGCTACTCATTGAGTGTTCTCCAGGACTATAGTCTTTGGTTAGTTTAGCAGATAGGTGCATTTTGATCAAAGATTTAATCAATTCACCCTTGTGACCTTTCAGTTTCTCTGCAAACTCTTCAATATCCATCTCCACCATGTCTTTAAAGAACTTAGGAGAATTGTAATGCCTCATATAGGCTGCTTTAGCTTCTTTCGCAGAATCGAATCCCAGCATACATTTCTGTTCATCTATCTCTTTGAAGTCAGGCTTCTTTAGTTGTGTGATGACAAATACTTTCCTAGATTCTTTGTTAGGACCTATGAAAACATCTACTTCATCACCATCTGTTCCTTCAGTACCTCTTACATATCCGTAAGGATACTCCATCTTTGTAGAACCTGTTTCACCAGTTTCTTCATCGATCCAATGCCTCTCAGAGCCCTTCCCATTCTCAATAGATATGGGTAGACCCTGAAACTTTATGCGAGAGTGAAGTTTATAGTACGCCATCGTCAAACCAGTCATCTAAGTCTGTAATCTCAAAGACTCGATGAGATTTAGTAAAATTCTCTGCATAGCCAGGGGTGTCCTGCTCCGGCCCTTGGTCCTGTTGCTGCTCCTCATCTTGCTGAGCTTGCTCCATACCTCCACCCTGCTGTGCAGCCTGCTGAGCAGCCATCTGCTCCTTCTGCATCTCTGCCTGCTGGTCCAATTGAATAGCCTGTAGGTAGGTGGGGTTGAGGGGCACATCTCCGCCCTTGATATCGGGAAGGTCCTGAGCACGGCGTGTCTCGTTCAGAGTCATGTAGGAGGCTACCTGCTCCTTGCGAAGCTCATGCTTCTCCTGCTCAGTCAGTTCGTCCAGACCTACGAAGTCAAACACGAAATGATCATCAATCTTCTCAATGATATTCTCATTGATCATCCTTGCGATGAACTTGAGAAGAGGCTTTAGTCCTCTGTCACGAGAAGCCTTGAGCTTCCATTCTTGGCTTGACTCAAAAAGAGGAGTCTGCTGAACTCCGCCGTGCAAGTCGAAGTTGATCTCAGCTGGGTCGATTAGAAATACACCACAGATGATCTTGATTAGGTACTCAAGCCAGCTGTTGTATTCCATATCCCTATTATTAGGATGCAGATCAATCCAATCCACACCAGTCTCTGACTGGAGGATTGGAGTACGCCAGGAGTTATGCACACCTTCTACATTCTGATTCCACTTACGCTTGAAATCTTCAAGCATCTCAGGACTCATTGCATCTCCCTTGAATGAGAGAATACCCTTTGGTGAGCTGCCTTGTGAGAAGTTACGAATGTTATATTCTTCAGCAAAGATAGCTGCAGTTATTGTACGGATTAATTGCTCTAACTCGCTATACCCGTAACCATATACGCGGATATCCGTGCGGGGGTTACGAACCCCAAACGCTAGCTCTTCACGATTGTAAAGGTTTCTGATTTGACCTTGAATGAGCTGGACATAATTTATCTTGGAATCATCGCTCTTCGCACTAGGACGCATGGAGTCGAAGGCGTCCTTGTAGAGGGTATCACCCCTACTGTACTTATACATATCAAGCGTATTAGGAGCTGCGATGCGAATAGTCGAAGCGTCGATAGCCATGAACTCATAAGGTAAACCCTTTCGGTCAGGTACAATTTCAAAACACACTTGATCATACATGAGAGTGTCACGTACGATCTTCTTCAGGAAAGCATCAAAGCCATCTCTGGGAAACTGAGCATAAGGATTTGGGTTAGGCTGTCCGCATCGGAAGATGAATCTCTCCAAATCCTGGATGAACTCTCGCTCGCTCTTAGTGGTAAGACGCGCAGGATCCTTATGCTTGATTTCATATCCCACAGATTTGGAATTACGATAGGGTACTCCAAACGAAGCAATCTGATTGGTACGCGTCTGAATAATGGACGATACAATAGATAGCTGTTGGGGGATCTTCTTGAGCGTATCAAACGGAACCAGGTACGGACGTGCCTGGTAACCCATGGCACTCATAGGTGCAAATGGGTCATCAAAATAGGACTTGAACCCGTAGTTAGGCTTCTCCTGCTTCAGACGAGCCTTTTGAATAGACTCCGTCGAGTTGTAGTTCCAATACGAGGAACGGCTGGTCCATTCATCA